TTGTAAGAAAAGATAGGCCTTTATTAAAGAAAAGACCTTAAAACTTTTTTACAGTAAAGTACTCAGGCTATAGAACATCATTCCCATAAACACTGTTACCAATAGACACTCAATACAAATTTCTGTATTATGACCAGCGCTGGTCGCGTTGGTTTTGTTCTTCATATGAATCACTCCTTACGTGATGTGATTGCATGTTCTGTTCATTTCACTTTCTGCATGCCAAGGCTGAACCCACCATCTCCAAAAGAAACTTAAGAATCTAGACATTAACATTTACCGCGAGTAATGAAATACAGAAAATACAAGTCAAAGTTAATATTTCCAATTTCTCTTTGATATTAGTTATTTTCATTTTTACTATCCGTTAATGTACGATGTTATTAACAGTAATAGGGATATACTTCCTAAGAAGAGTAACCCTACCCCTGTCGCTGTTATGATAATATTGACTGGTGTTATCTTAAAATCTTGTTCTTCCTTTCCCAGGCCGAACAACAGCTTAAAAATATACACTGTTTAATGCCATTACAGCAAACATCATTGTTAAACATAAGAATTGAATTACAGCAGGCACTGCAACAAAAAGTTTCATGACATCGAAATCGCCTTTCATAAAAAAGTCATTCTCTGCCCAGTCGGCTATCTCTTGTGGAGTTGCTTCTCTTGGTTTGTTGAAGTGTAATTCTTGCTGGTCGTTCATATTCTTCTCATAAAATTGTGGGCGTCGCTGCCCACAATGGTATATATACAAAATTTTTATAATATATTATAATATTCATAAAAAATGTAAATTTTTTTATAGAGTCTCCTCTGCTACTTGTTTTGTGTGAAAGTTCATTAGTTCTTCTAGGGATGCGGAAATATCCGATGGCAGAACACCACCGGATTTTTCCATTACTCGAACGAGTTCTCGCGATAACCTAAGCTCCGTTGCGGTGCCTTCTGGATGAACTTCAAATTTAGAGTCCATTAAATCGACTCCATTAAGGCCTCAATATCCTCAACCTCTCCTACGACCTGAGCCATATTTTGTTGGTAATAAATCCTTGCGGCCTTTGCAAGAATCTTTTTAGGAATATCAACGTCCTCGGAAAGAGCTTCAATAGCTTCCTTAATAAAAGACCTTTCAGCTGCCTGGCGAGTGTACGAATTACTGATTTCGTCCATACAATCTCTAATACGCTTCTTGTCTTTGTCGTTGGTTGGTAATATAAAACTACTCATGATATAATTTCTCCTTAAAGCTCGGTTACATTTATAGTCCAAGTGTCGAGCAATACTCGGACCTTTTTAATTAATCTTTTAAAAACGATTCAATGGCGTCGCCACCAATTGTGTTGAAAGCCTCTGCCCCAGCATAAATCCATTTTATAATATAATATGTCACGGTCCATAAAACAGCTGGTACGATAACCAATAAAACCTTACCAAAGTATTTCCAATTTAAATCAATAAACTCGTAATACACATCCGAGATTTTGTTTCGTATGTTATCCAACATGTTTGCATTTTCCTCTAAAAGTAAATCCTGGGCAACTGCACTTTCCATTAGTGATTGTGTACACATTGCCATTGCTACCCTTGACCGTCCTCACATCGTTTGGAAGATCTGAGTCAGCGTATTCTGAAATCAGTTCAAATTTGCGCCTTGCCTTAGAAAATTGTTTCATAGGGGCTTTGAATTTTTTGAGGTCACCACCAGGTGCCTGATACGCGACCAGAAACCCATATGAATTAAGATGGTATTGACCATTCGCAACTGGGGCGTCTCCCCAATCAGTAATCTCTTGCATAACCTGAATCATTTAGATTTCCTATTAAATAAATTGTAGAGAATACCACCTTCTTCCCATATTAAGGGAATGTGTTTCTTGGCATCCTTCTCAACTGACATGTGACAACCGATATAGGTAAAGACCGCGCAGACGATAAGTATTACACCCGCGAATATTTGGTTTAATAATTCTTCCATTATGCCACCGCCAATTCTAGGAATTCCTGAAGCTGTTTGCCATTTAACAATGACCCATCTTCCATTCTGAAGGAAGCTGTGTAATTCTTCCTCTGGGTGACCGACTCAGAACAACCGTTCCAGGTTTCGATCTTCTCGAGAATCTCTTTTCTCATATAACCCATCTCGGTATTATCAGTAACCTTCATAAAGGTGATTTCGTCGTCACCACCCATGAACGTGAACTCGGTGATTGCTTCCCAATCCTCACAGACCTTTTCGTCTATGTCGCCAACATGTGCGCCGACGATGTACTCTTCACAGCCACCGTTCGACTTGACCAAGTCAGTGGTGATGTAAGGCTTGACTCTCGCCACAGCCGTAGCAATCTCGTTGCTGTCCATATCGCCACAGTTCGGCAATACATAAGTGGAACCACCCTTAAACTTCATGTAAGGTTCCTCTGAAGAACCATAGTTCTCCAAATATTGTGTTTGTATGATTAATTTATTCATTACGCTGCCTCCCTAGCAAATACATTTGAAATGGCATTATTAACGCCCATTTTGAACATTGATAGCTCAGTCTCGTTGAGCTTAATTTGTCCTTTAAAGAACTTTTCAGCACTTTCAGCACCGATTGTATCTCTTAAAGCACTTCTAAAAACTGCACTTCTATCGGATGAACCGAAACCACAGCCTTCTGGCCAATCTGAACATATCCACTCAGCTGCATTTTCACAGTTACCCATTACAAAAGCCGGGCCTTTTTCAAATAAATTTATCATAAATGTCTCCTTTTCCTTAATTTATACAACCATTATAACATGGTTGCTTGTTAAAGTCAACACGCTAGCGCAAAATAATTGAATTATTTTTACGCCTCTTTTGAAGGGTCCCATATCGTTAGGTTCTTCTTTTTAAGCCTATTAGCTACAATCATATATCGCGATTGTTCCTCTTTCCATTCCTTTAACCACTTGTGTCCGTCTCTTTCAGCGTCAACAAATATGGCATTTGTGAATGCGATTGGCAATAATATTGCGATGTGGATAACGATACTCACGACCGTGTTATAGTTGAAAACCCCTAGGTAGTTCGCCGCAAGGAAACCAAAAAATACGCTCCATACAGTAAACAATACCAACATAAAATAGGTTTGCAAACTTGGGTCTGGGATATATTTTAATGGATTATATCGCACATCCATCACTCTTTGCCAGCCACTTACCAAGGACATTACGGTCCTTCTGAAAAGACTGGGCTTTTTGATACTTGGTTCAATCATCTTTTTCTCCATGTCTAATAAATTCTTTGATTACATGCATTCCTACAGCGGCCCATGTAACGACCACGAGACTCCAGAAGAGAAGCTCAATCATCGTATTCCTCAGAAGCATTTTGTCTAATTCTGTCAGCGATTTCAATCAACTCACTAATCTCTTGTGAGTCTCTTTCGGTATCTAATTCGATTTCAATTTTAATTTTCACGAAGCACTCCTAGTAGGCCTTGTGTAGATATAAGCGTCAATCATACCAGCATTGGAAATTCCACCAACGATGTCTCCGAACCTTTTATAACCATATTCGTTACCAGTTCTCGGATTGATTCTTTTTTCAACAGGTTTCCTACCCTTACATTCAACTCTATATCTAACAGGGTCACCAAGTCTATTGACAACGCCAGATTCCTTAAGGAGTTTGTTCATGTATTTTACTGTATCCTTGAATTTCTCAAGTTCCAGCATATCACCTGAACAGTTAACGTCAAATCTGCCTACCCAAGCATCAGATCTTTGTTTACCATTTGAGTCAGTTTTAACCACGACATCGTCGATAGTTAAAAGTCCATTTTTATCATATTTCATAATTTATCTCCTTTTACCTCAAAATATACTAACCATTATAATACATTAAAAGGCAAAAGTCAACCCCTCTTTTGAAGAGATTGACTTTTGAAAGAAGTGACTTACGCCACCTCCGCCATTTCAATTGCAAGGTCGAGAGCGTCTAGCTTTCTCTTTGCATTATGACCGAACCAGGCAGCTGCAGCTCTATAATCTGCATTTCTTCCTAATTCATGGTCTGTCATGTATGTCACTGCATTATATGCATTCCACCATGTACCTCTGGCAAAATCTGCCCCAGGTTGTGTATCGACAACTTCCACGGCTCGTTGAGCTGTTGGGCTAAGATTGAGACCAGTAGAACTGAGCTGTCTCTTATCGTTGGTAGAGGTACCAAATACCTTCGCCATGAACGCCTCAAAGCTTTGAGGTGTGTATCTCTTTGAACCAAGAAACTCTGCAGCTTCCTTAAATTGTCCAATTCTGGTATGTGAAATACCTAACAATTCCTTGACCTTTTCAGCGTCAAACTCGTTCCTATGTGATACTCTCACAGCGGGTTGTCCGTTCTCAGCGAGGGCCATAGTCAATGTATTATTACATACCACCCTAGTCATTACAAACTTAACGTCGATAGCTCTACCATATAAGTGAGGATTAGAGAATAAAAGAAAACCTTTTACTTCATCTCCACCGAATAATTCAAACCCTTCGTTGACATCAGCTGTTGCAAAGACGATTTGACCGTCCTTCAGCGAACCAGCTGTATCCATTGTCATATCACCGGCTGATACGAAATCATTAAAGAAATCAAAAGCCTCCGAGTTTTGGACCGGATTCCATTTACCGCCAACGTTGGTAAGAATTTTACCATCTGTTTCCCTTACTAGGGACTGTTGACCTGTTGGAACCTTTTTTCCGTCAAGTTCTACAAACGCTTCTACCTTTTTGACTGTCCAGTCAAGTCCAGCTGCTGTTTGCATTTCCCTTGGCGTCATGTCATCTTCGACCGGAACTCCAAGACCGTGCCAGGGGACCCCAGCAGATAGACGATACGCCATTTGAGCTTCGCCATTTACCATTTCTAATTCATGCATTTCTTTTCTCCATTTCTACATTACTAAAATTGTCAGCCCAAGCTTGAAACGCCTCGACTGACTCACTTTTTGTTAACCCAAAAGCTTCTCTCAAAACTTGTGGGGCTCCAAACATATTGATCTGACCACTTTCGCGGAGAGAATCTAAAAATTTAAATATCGCTACATTATTCATAATTAAGCTACCTTTTTAAAACCGAAGTTTGCGACCATGAACTGTTCACCAGTTTCATTATCCATTACGATGTCGCCAACTGATGTTGAGTGACCAGTTTCATAAGAGTGAACCGCGTCAGGCTCATCCCACAAATTGGTGATTTTGAATACGTGTTCCAGGTCGTTGGCCTGGACCAAATAAGTGTCCTTGTAAAATTCAAGAACAGCGGGGTCAAATTCAAAAGAATCCTTGATATGCATTGTTTGCAATTTAGCTTTCCAAGCTGGTGATTTTTCTTCAGCACCACCCCAACCATATTGGTTCGGATAATCCTTTTCAGCCTCTGGGACCTTGATTTGTTTAACTGTAAAATATTTCATATTTTTTTCCTTTTCCTATTTAATATGAGTACATTATACCATAATTGCTTGTTAATGTCAACACGCTAACTGAAATCTTTTTAAAAGTTTTTTTAGTGAAGATACTAGGGCGATGATTACCGGGTAATTTATAACCCTGCATGAGTGTCCCGAACCTAGTACCCTCACTAAAACCACCTTAGATTCCGTTATGCATGAAACAATGAGCTGCCTTGGAAGGAGGAACCATCATATAGAGTTCGTCAAAACCATAAAGCACATATCCGTCCATTGGGTCAGTACCTTTTTCGTATTCGACAAGGTCGAATCCAGTGGGCATAGAGCCTTGAAAGGTATTGATATCTTCGATAAGGATTGTTTCTAGTCTCATGGTTTGTTGCCTTTTTCAATTATTGAATGTATATTATACGCCATTTGCGTGTTAAAGTCAACAACTATTTTCGGATCTTTTAGACTATTTGGTTATAACGATATAACCTTTTGATATAACGAAAGTTATTTTATATGAGGAAAGTGAGGCAAAATAGACCTACCCACCATAACCAGTGGGCAGATTTTATTTCTTCGATGATATCATTAATGATTTTCTTCATCATCTTTTGTGGGGTTCCACCCAGTTCTCTTCCAGAATCTGAGTAGCTTGAGACACTAACTGAGAGTCAGCTAGAGTGAGCACTTCTAAGAGATATTTCTTCTCATGTTTAAATGCTTTGTGGAAGAATTTTTGGTCGTGCTTGATAATAGATTCAGCGTTGTGAATTAAATCAGCGACCTTGATTGTTTGAGACTCTTTTGGTCCCAAAGCGAAATGGTCTGCATCCATCTTCTTACGAAACGCACGGTTTCCGTCCACCTTATCGGAGACGTTTGTGCAATAATGGACTAGTTCGGCGACCACTGGACCGAATTGTTCTTTGAGCTCTCTAAATGTTACATCTGTATCTTCTACAACGTCGTGTAGTAAGGCAGCTGCAATCATTTCTGGCGTATGTGAAACGGTTTCGACAATCTTTGAAACGCCGACAGGGTGCAATACATAAGGCTCTCCTGTGTATTTGCGTCTTTGCTCACCGTGGGCCTTTACAGCTACCATTAGAGCGTCATTGATTAATTTTGATTTTTCCATAGTTTGTATATTAACACGTTAACTTGCAAAAGTCAACCTTTTTAGTGAATTGTTTGTGGTCCTTCAGCAAACATTGTATCTAACATGTCTCCGCAGTGTTCACTATATCCTGCTTTAATTATTTCGACCACGGTTGGGAATTCTGTCTGTGTATCAACCGGTAATGATTCCAATTCCAAATGTTTTCTATGTGGAAACATATCCTTAATAAAATGTTCAGCAGCCCTTTGGCTTTTAAATGAACATGCTGTGGTTAATCCAAATGGATTGTTCTCAGCAAAACATGCATACATTCGGTCATCATCTTTTCCTAGCTGATGCCCATCATATGTTCCTAAAAATACGCCCATATTATTATCAATTATTATGTACCGCTTTTTGTTCATGTATTTCCCTATATTTTTCCCTTACTGCTTTAAAGTGTTCTAAATATTCAGAGGTATCGAATTTGAACACTTGTGGTTCACTACCATCAACACCTATTAAAATAACGCCTTGTTCTACTTTTACACCAGTTCTTTCCTCGAAGGCTTTGGCATAAAACGAACACTGCATAAAATAATTCGTAATCCATTCTACCTTTTTTGGTTTCCTGGAAGTTTTAAAATCTATAATCGAAAGTTTTCCTTCGTATTCACCTATAACATCTACTTGTCCAGCTGTTTCAAGCTCATCACAATAGAGGAAAGCCTCCTGGAACCATATATTATTTATATTCTTATCAATTATAGTTCTCATTTCGTCAAACATAAACAAATTTGAAGGTTGCTGACCTTCTCTATAATCTTCTTTATTATCAAGATAATTTTCACAAATTTTATGAACAGCTGTACCTCGGCGTGCTGCTTGAGATGAAATTTTATTTGCCTCAGCATGGCCGATTCTGTCTCGCCAGGCTTTAATTGATTCTTTACTGAGTATTCCCAATACAGTAGTTACTGACGGGTATGCTTCGCCAGTAGGAGTAAAATATCTCCTTCCTGCTTCTGTTGTTTTTCTTGTTATTTCGGGAAGATCTATCCCGTGCGTTGCGTGTTCAAATATCATAATATATCCTATCTGTTAATAAAAGAGGCCAGTCACCTGACCTCTTTTGTAATTGTCTCCTTAAGCTGTGGCTGTCAAAATGTGGTGGTGTGATAAATCTCTCACAACCGGTCTATTTCGTTCTTGTCTGTCCTTCGCGATAATGTATTCCTTTACGAGGCCTGAGCGAACAATATCCTCGATACCAAAACTTACTGTTTTAAATGAAGGAATTCGATTCAGAACTTTTATAAATGTTTTTAAACCACTTATATCGTTCCTATTACGAGAACTTTCCAAGTCATCTTGTCTTGTATCTCCACAGAAAATAATCTTTGAAGATTCTCCTACACGAGTAATAATACTGTCTAACTCGTGATAGGTCATTGATTGACATTCATCTACAATTATAATCGAATTATCAAAAGTTAATCCTCTTACAAAAGATGATGTCATAAATTTAATTTGTCGTTTTTGTTTCATGATTTCCCATGCATCTCCACGACTAAATAAATTGTTAACAATATCGGCGTAAGGTACTGAATAAACTGCCTCCTTTTGGGCCTGTGAACCAGGCATAAAACCTTGTTCCCTTGTTTGTACAGCGGACCGAACAATAATCATTTGTTCATATTCATCGTCTTGAAGAATATCCATTAAACCCATGTATAATGCGCACATTGTCTTACCTGTGCCTGCCGTGCCAATCGCGGCGATATTATACCCTGCCTTATAGTTATCGAACATATCCTTTTGAGTATCGGTAATCGGTTTGATAGGTTTCATACTAAATTTGGAATTTTGAGTTCCATTCTTATCCTGTCTAGATTTCCTCTTCTCTTTTTGTGATATACGACTTCTTGGCATATGCGACCTCCTTATATACGAAACAATCAACGCATGAAGATAAAGGTTATTTCCAGTCGTTTATTTTGTTCCCTGTGTATGATTTATTATTTTTCATTGACGAAAGTAAATCACGAAAACCTTGGTCGGGCTTTGCCCTTCCTAACCGCGCGCTATCAATCAACGGCGCGGAGCCGGTTATTATTTGCTGTAGATTTGGATTGTCTTCGAGAAAGGATTCTCTTTCGGCTAGTTTGAGCATCTTGTCAAACTCTTCGCCGGTTTCTGTATCTTTAAATGAATAGATAGGCATTTAATATATTGTCCAATGAATCATAGTTTTATTTATAAGAATTTAAACGATTTCTTCGTAAATCTCTTTCCACTTTGAGACTCTTTGAATGTCAGGATTGACATAATCCTCATTGAATTTGTGGTTAATAAGAATTGATTGAAGTCCCATTTTAAGACCACATTCAGCGTTTAAAGGCTTATCTTCCACCCATATACAACCACTGTCTTTATAGGGTAATAATCCTTCGTCCTTATCAGCACCGCAATCAAGACAAATAACTTTCTCAAATACATCTTTTCCAAAGAGTCTTTCGAGGTTTTCTTCTCTTAATTTACCGGCGTAGTAATCAGTACTGAGGCTAGTAATACAATGAAAAACGTAGCCCTCATCATGTAATTTTTTAACATATTTTATAGAGTCTCTTAATCCAGGTAGGAAACCAATCCTAGCTGATTCATTAAATTGTCTAACCAATTGTTTTGCATGTGGTCTGGATAAATCAAAAGTGGTAGCGACATCGTAAACATCTGGAACCTTAATTTCATATCCGTTTTCAGCCATATACTTATAGAAGGCATACTTCCAATCCAATAAGACCCCGTCACAATCGACAAGGATTAATTTTTCACTTCTAATATCCGTCATTTTTTCTCCTTTTTCCATATTAAGTGTATATTATAACACACCTTGTATGAAATGTCAACACGCTATAACCCGTATTTTTCTTTAAGTCTGCGTTTTCTTTTGGATTTGAACTTTTTGTTTCTTTGTTCACGTCGGCGTTTTTCGTCAGCCTTTACGTTTTCCCATTCTTCCGATTTAGGAGTTTCCCTAATTCGCTTGGCCACTTCATAACTTCCTTATCGCATATCCATTGGGCTAGTGAAGATGCCTGGGTAGGCTTCCTCTAGCGTCTTAGCTGTAAGTCCTTTGCAGGGAGTGTGGGATATCATATGTTTCGCCAGTAAATCGGCGTCTGCATTTTCGATATCTTCCAAGAGACCGATAAAAAGACCTTCACGCTTTATTTGGTTGAGGTCATCATACCCACCACCTTTAATAAAGATTTTGAGTCGACGAGCTTCTCTATAAAGCATAGTCTGTGCATCGGTATGTTTGTTATACTTCCACGGCGGGGCAGTATCTGGTACTAGAAACTCAATTTCTTTATCATAGATAAGTCTTAATACCGTTCTGAGGGCTGGGTTATCATGTTCTTTTAAAAGAGCAATTTTACCCGCTTTGGTTTTTGTAGATGAGATCTTGTTAACGACCTCTGCCATTGATAATTTAATAGCCATAATTTAAAAATCCTGTATATCTGTAATCAAATTTTTCAATTTCATTTTGACAAAGAAGTTAAATAGTTTTTCACGACCTACTTCTTTCTCTTTGTTAAATTCTTCTAGAATTTGTTTTGTGTATTGTTCTGGAATCATTGATAGGTCAATCATTTGTTTATTACGATTAAACCTAAGTTTTGTTTCCTCGTCCATATTTTCAGGCGTCTCTGTTAAAATCTGTAATCTTTTCTTGGTCATTGGACTTTGTCTCTGTCCAACTGCCAAACAATTATCAGCACTTAACACATTGGGAACTCCGTCACCAACATCACCTTTTAAAATATGTTCCTGAATATATTTATCTGGGGCTGGATGTCTTACCCATTTCTTTAGAACCGGATTATATTGAGAAACATTTGCGTATGTGTGTAATTGAATAAAGTCTTTATCACCAGAAAGAATAAGAATCTTTTCAGCACCAGTATTCATTACAGTTCCACATTCATGCACGACTGTTGCGATAATATCGTCAGCCTCACATCTGTCTACCTGAATAACCTTATAAGGGAAAAACTCTTCGATCTCTTCTCTAATCTGACCAATTACTTCAAAGAGCTTTGGCCAATCCAAATCAGAATCATCACGATTCTTTTTACGATTTGCTTTATAGTATGGAAAGTAATCTCTACGCCATACGTCTCTTGTATCCACACAAAGAACAATCTCACCAAATTCCTCGGTGAACTTTTTCCTGTTAAAACGAATACTGTTTAAGAACATGTGACGAAGTAGGTTTTCGTCTAATTCCACATTGTGGTGGTTACCGATACTCGCGAAGAGCGAGGCCAGCATCACCTGGTTGTAATCAACTAATATCATAATTTAAGTCCAATTTTATTTTATATGGTATATTTTAATCCATTTCTGGGTCAAAGTCAACCCCTAGATCGAAATCTTTTCCAAAACCACCTTGCATAACGCCTGGCTCTGTCTGTTCTGTCATTACATTCTCTTCAGCAAACTGGTGCAGAGGGTGGTTAACATCAAGTGACAGAAGGTGTAATGCCTTAATGGCTTCATATACCAGAACCATACTTGAAAAGTATTTTTCTATATCTGTATCGAAATCACAACCTGCTCGGTCCATTTCCCCTAGAACATTCTGCCAAATAATTTCAGATAGTTCTGATGAATAGCTTTCCTTATACGCCAATAATTTGTCTTGAATTGATTCAGGTGACATTGGAGGATTTTGCAATCCATAATTGGGAAATTGAAGGATATTATCCTTGTCCTTGCTTTTCGACATTTTCTATTACACTCCTTAAAGCTGCATTCCACATGTTTACAAAAGATGGAATATTATTTCTTGCAAGATTAAACCTATCGGAATAAGTAAAACCATTAAAATAGTTTTCGTCCTTTTGCATGTGTTGTAGAATTTGTCTTGTTACGACAAAGGCATAGTTAGCATGTTTTTGTGGGTCTTCGATATAATCATACATAATTGTTGCGTTCGCTGCTGTCTCTGGCAACGCTGCAAAGTTTGGGTGAATACAAATACATTGGCTTTTAATAGCCTCAATAAGTGCAATACACGATGTTTCAGGCCATGTATTTGGGTATAGGAAAATGTGTGATTCCTGTAATGCTGATAATACCTCGTCATTACTTTTAACACCGTGATATGTCATCTGAGGATGTGCCTCGATACTTGCATATAATCCTTTATACGCTTCATCACGTTGAGGCCAGCCATAAATGTCAAACCCTGAATATACATCTAAATGAATATTATCAAATTCTTTTGAAAGTGCATCAAATACTGGAACCAATAATTCCAAACCTCTATGCGGTGTCGTGTGATAAACAAATCTAATTTTATCTGTAGACATTGTCACAGGTTTATATTCTTTTTCTACCGCGTTATGAATAACTGAACATTTTGAATAAGGCATACCAAATCGTACTATGTACTGGTCTCTCTGCCATGATGTCACGAATATAAAATGGTCGAATTTCTCCCAACCACCATCATTCAATACTCTGTTTTCTGGGTCAACCGCTAGGTCGTGACACCATAGAATATTTGGAACATCTTCATATAGTTCTCTAGGTCTTGATAAGTGTACAGCAACCTTTGATAGCAATTCTGCATCGCAATTATCGACAAGGCGTTGCCTCATCATTTCTGTTCCACCTTTTGAATCTTTTGACAAATCAGTGTCAATTATTTCGCCTTTATATACAACGCTCATTTTATTTCTCCATTATTAATCATAGTTTAATTCTCCGTAAATCTTATCTGGTTCTCGTGCATTATCAAATATCCCATCTAATGATAACCACGCACCTTTTGTTTCCCACCAATCCTTTAAAAATTCGTAAGAGTAAAAGGCTGATTTTGCTTGTTCATTATAATAATATATATTCTTTGAACGAAAATCTTGCACGTTGTGATTAAATAATGGAAAGGTTATAACCAAACCAAAACCGTGCAGTAAATTGTTTTCTGTCGTGACTGGACTACCTAATGGCATACGATAATGGATATTACCCTTTCCAAAATCGTCGAAATAGTAATCTATAATGTTCTTTGCATATTCTCGTTTCATTATATATGCCTGTAAACCATGGTCCCACATTTGTCTCATACGAGGAACCATTGGGATATATTCATTGTTTACATCGTAAGGATATTCAAACACATTACACAAATGCAATGCGCCCCAGTCCCATTTATTACACTTTTCAATAAATTCTTGTAGTGTAAAATTCCAATGTCTTACTGTGCCATAATCCAAATCATCTTCAAAAAATATTCCATATTCCTCATCTGTGTTTTCATACCACCATTTAATGGTTAGCAGATGTGAGGAAGTGACACCTTTTGTAGTGGTAGCACAAGCATGTGCATCACCGACAAATTTTATTGATTTGCCTTCTTCGTATCTATCATATGAATGTACCTTAATATCATGTACATCCATTAGCGCAAATTCTTCTCTTGTATAGTCCCTACGGTCTCTACATTCTTTGAGATTAATTATATTAGGCTTTGAAATGTTCTTTAGCTTGTCAGCTAATCCTATCATAATAAAAAATTACCTTATTCTGAAACTAGCTCATTATGAATTGTTTC